TGAATCAGAAGTGGGTCCTGTGGTACTTTCGGAAGCCTGCCTTGAATGCAGGGCTTATTGATCCGGGCAAGACCAAAGAGCGCTTTCCCGCTTCGGAAGAAACGTCACGCGGGGAAATCAAGCTTCGCGTTCGTAGTTCGCCAGAGGCACTTGCTGTGTTGAAATGGGTGGGCGCTGAATAATGCGCTCCGTCGAGCGTCCAGCGGTTTCTTCCAATGGTTGCGCACTCATCCAAGCCGCCCCTCAACCCAATTCGCCACGATCAGACCCGGCACGCTGTCCAGCGCCCGCTCGGCATCCCGGTCTAGGTTGAGCCGCTTCGGCAGCTTGACCTGCGGCACCAGCAGGAAGATCGGCACCGTCGTGCGCCCGCGGCCAGTCTTCGAGCGTGACGCGACACCGAGCCCACGACTGTTCAGCCGTCCCTCTGCCACCAGCAGGCTGGGCCCGCGGCGACGGTAGACGAAGCGGAGCCGCAGCCCCCGGCGGCGCTCCCATTCGCCGAGGGTGATCCTGCCGCCGCGCAGGCCGCGTCCGGCGGCTGGCGTCGGGATCGCAAGCCAGAACCCGTCCTTAGAGCGGATCAGCGGCCCGGTATCGTGAGCGCCGACGATGACCGGGGCCTTCGACCAGACCAGCGCCGCGGCGTTCAGGCTCTCGCCGGCCTTCGGATAGGTCTGGCTCCGGATCGAGTTTGCGAGCCGCGGCCCGAGCCCCGCGCCGGTGATCTGGCCGCGCCAGGCGGTTTTGAGCCCGGTTCCGGCCTCGCGCATCGCGGCAGTCACGGCCTTCTCGCCTGCCTTCACCTCAGCGGCCATGGCCGCGACGATGTCGGGCGTGATGTCGAGTTTCAGCTTCACGCGGGCCTCAAATCCACGGTCCAGACCAGCCGCTCGCGGTCGCGGACGGGCCCGCCCTGGATGAGGAAAGCCTCGCCGTCGATCTCGATGCGGTCGCCGGGGCTCGGGCTCGCCACCTCGGCGAGGCGCAGATCCAGCCGAGTGGTTTCCGACCAGATGCGCGCCTCGCCGAAGCCGGTGACGTCGTCCGGTCGGCGCAGGATGGCGCGGACCAGCGACGGCGCGCCGCCCTCGGCGGTGTAGACGACGTCGCGCGCGAGATGCGCGTCCGAGAAGAGCGCGTCGAGGGCGGCAGCGAAGGCGCTCATCAGGTCCGCCGTGCCGAGCGCAGCACCTGCGGGCGAGTGCAGATCGGGAGCGGGTTGCTCTCGATCTCGAGCCGCACCCACTCGTCGCGATCCCGGTCGGGGATCGTCCGGGCGTAAAGAGGCTGGCCGAGGGTATTGACCGTCTCGAAGGTGTCGGCGGGGGCGTAGTAGATCTCGAAGAGCCCCTCGATGCCCTCGGGATAGAAGAACGCCTTGTCGGTCGGCACCGTGAAGCCGACGCCGCCCCGGTAGCGGCGGAAGGTGATGCCGCCGAAGCTGACCTCGTCGGCCACTCGGCCGCGCAGGTCGGCGGCGGCCGCGGTGTTGAGGTAGGTCTCCCGCACCTCCTTGTGGGCAACGAGATCGGCGAAGAAGGCCGAGCCGCATTCGGCGCGGACCTGCACCGCGCCGGCCGAGAGCCCGCCCATCGAGTCCTCGACGCTCTCGATCAGCGCCTGGCAGCGCTTTCGCAGTGCTCCCGAGGCGGGGCTCGCATTGTCGAGGTCGAAGTCGATCTCGGCCGCCGGCGTGATGCCGAACTCGGTGAAGTAGTTCACGACCGTCGCGTGGTCCTTTGGGTCCTTCACCAGCCCCTGGATGCCGTTCAGCAGGTGGTATTCGAAGGTGGTCTCGGCGTCCTGGCGGAGCTTCCTGAGCCGATACGCGACCTCGGTCTGCACCTGCTGGGTGGCGCTCTCGGAGCCGAAGTCGCGGACGGACTGGATTTCCGAGGCCCAGAGCAAGTCCTGCTTCTTGAACTGCCGGCAGACGAAGGCGCGCATCTCGCGCCGGTCCGGCACTTGGCTCTCGTAGGCCGACCCGCGCTCGGAGAACGGGATCAGCGACAGGGTCCCGTCGCGGCTCTCGATCACGACGGTGCGGGCGCGCACTCCGCGTGGGCCGAAGAGGTTCGAGCCCGAGAGCAGCGCCGGCTTAAAGGGGATGTTCTCGAGCGCACGCGTGAGCTCGACGATGGTGAAGGCATCGCCTTCGAAGATGTCCATGGTGGCCATGAGGATGCCTCCTGTCGGGATTGGGTCAGCGGACGAGGATGCCCGCGGCGAGGAGCGCCGTGTGGGCGGCCGTGATCTCGCCCTCGCTGGGGGTGCCCGCGAATACGAGGTCGTGGCGGTTGACGATGGCGGGGCCGCGGACGACCGCGACGGCCGGGGCATCGCCACCGGACGCATCCGCCTTGCCCCAGAGCACGGCGACGGCGGTTTCGGTGCCGTCCACGGCCGCGGGGTCGTGCGCGGCGTACTTGCCGGACGTGGTGGTCTTGCCGAGCACCGTGCCGGGCTCGAGCGTACCCGCCGCGACGGTGATCGTCTCGCGGGTATAGTCGCGGAAGGCTTCCCAGACGAGGAAGCCGCCGGGGTGCGTGCCTTCGACGAGCGTGGTCATGGTGTCATCCTTTCAGCTTGAAGGTGCGGGCGACGATCTCGCCCCAGGGGCGCGCGGCCGAGGAGCGGCCGGGCTGCGGGTGATGGGGCGCAATCTCGGGCTCGGCCTCGGCCTTGGCGGCGAGGAGCACGGTGCGCACCGCGTCGAGGCTCGCGTCCTCTTCGAGGAAGCGGCCGGCCATCTGCGGCTGGCCCGCGAGGCGGCAGAGATCGACCACCGCGCGGGCATGCCCGATGGCCTCCGACCGAATCGCGGCGGGGTCCGGCGGCGCGCCGCTCGGCGGCGGCGAATTGGCTGGTGGCTGAGGCGCGCCGGGGGCGGCCGCCTGCTCGTCGCCGGCATCAGACAGCTGATCGCCTTCAGCGTCGCCGTCGGTCTCCTCGCCCGCTTCGATTTCGGCGCCGTCGGGGTCCGGATCCACTTCGACAGCCTCGACCAGCACCGGCGGCGCGTTGCGGAAGCGACCAATGTCGAAGCGTGCGGCGATGCGGACAGGCTCTATCAGTCGGTCGGCGAAGCCCTGCGCGACGGCGTCCGATGCGTCGAACCAGGTTTCGGCAGACATGAGCCCAGACACCTCTTCAGTCGTTCGGCCGGATTTCGCGGCGTAGCCCGAGACGAGGCTGCCCTTCACCTTGTCGAGCGCCTCGGCCATGGCGCGCATGTCCTCGGCCGTCCCCATCACGAGGCCGGCTGGATCGTGGATCATCAGGAAGGCGTTCTCGGGCATGACGATCTCGTCGCCCGCCATGGCGATGTAGGAGGCCGCCGAGGCGGCAATGCCGTCGATCCAGACCGTGACCGGGCCCGCGTGCCGCTTCAGCGCGTTGTGGATCGCGACCGCGTCGAAGACCGATCCGCCGGGGCTGTTGAGCCGCAGATCGACGGGCGTGCCCTCGGGCAGCGCGCCGAGTTCCGCGAGGAAGCCCTTCGCCGAGACCCCGTAGGCGCCGATCTCGTCATAGATCGCCACTTCCGCCCCCGTCCCCCGGGCGCGGATCGCATACCAGCTTGTCATGTCGTCACTCCTGTTCGGTAGACGGATCGGTCGCGACGGCGCCGTCGCCCGTGTCGTTGCCGGCGCCGTCGCCGGGTTCGGCCCGCGTCGCCGGTGTCGCGCGGGCGCCCTGCGTTTCGCCGGGGCTGGTGCGGTAGCGCAGGCCGAGACCTGTCGCGCGCGCGGCGTCGGCGGCGTTCTCGCGGTCCACTTCCTCGACGTCGTAGCCGGTGGCCTCCACCACCTTGCGCCGCGAGGTGATGCCCGCCTCCATCGCCAGCACCTGCGCCTGGATGTCCTTCAGCGGATCGACCCAGTCCCAGCGTGGCGGGATCCATTGCACCGGTCGCAACGTCGCGGGATCGGCATCGAGCGCGCCGGACAGCACCGCCGTTTCCAGCCAGCGCTGCCAGACCGCCCGGCAGAGCTGATGCACGATCACGCCATGCTGCAGCTGGCCGATGCGGCGGCGGAACTCCACGAGTTCGGCGCGCAGGGACGAGTAATTCGCCTGCCGGACATCGCCGGTGACGAAATGATAGGGCAGCCCCAGCGAGGCCGAGACCGCCAGCAGCGTCCGGTACTGGAACGCCTCGTAGCCGCCGCCGACATCCGCCGGGGACGAGAACTTCACGTCCTCGCCTGGCAGAAGCACCTGCATCGTGCCGGGCTCGAGGCTCGCGATGGCTGCCCCGTCGAGATCCGCCTCCGCCTCTCCCATCATGGGCTCTTCGGGCGCGGTCTTGGTGATGAAGCCCGCAAACATAGCCGCGGTCTTCTTCCGGTCGAGCTCGGCGTCGTCGTACTGGTCGAGCAGGAACAGCCGCACCATGGCCGGCGCGATGTGTGGCAGCCCCCGGATCTGGCCCGCGTCGATGGGGCGGTAGATGTGCAGCACGTCCGCCGCAGGCACGCGCACCGTCTCCGGGATCACCGCTCCCTGGTCGGTGCTGTCGCCCGGATGGCGGCGACGGAAGTGATAGGCCGCGCGCCGCCCGATCCCGTCGAACTCGATCCCGCATCGGATGCGGTTGCCATTGGCCGCGGTCTCCGTCTTCTCGAACGGCAGCATTTCCGACTGGAGAAGCTGTAGTTGCAGCGGGACGAGCAGTGCGTCCTCCGCACGCCGGGGACGAAGCCGGACGAAGCACTCGCCGGCGACGAACATCTCTCGCGCGACCATGGCCTGCAGGCCATAGAAATCCGTCAGCCCGTCCGCATCGGCCTCGTCGGTCCAGGCGAGCCAGAGCCGCTGCACCCGGTCGCGCAGGTCGCCGTCCCCGATCAATGAGGACGGCTTGATTCCGTCCCCGACCAGGTTCGCCGCGAAGGCCTCGCAGGCATTGGCGGCATATCCGTTGGTCACCACCAGTTCGCGAGATCGCGCCAGCAGACGCGGCCCTCCGGATGCGACCAGCGTATTGATGTTCTCGAGCGGCGGGTTCCAGCCGCGCAGCCGGCGCTTCGCCATGGCGCCTTCGAGACGGGCGCGCACGGCGGCGGGGCCGCCGGTGGACCGGCGGCGAAAGCGGTCGAAGAGACCCATGGATTCAAAGACCCTTCGTAGTCGTCACGCGCACATGCCGAACGATCCGGCGCCCCTCGGCCGCGGCGATCTCTCGGTCCAGCGCCTCGATGGCCCGGTCGATCTCGGCGACGCTGCGATAGTCCACTGTCTTGCCGTCATAGCTGACCCGCGCCACGCCCGAGGACCGCTGCGCGGTCAGCGCGTCGCGGCGGGCGCGGAGTTCGGAAGAAGTGGCCATCTGAAATGCGGACTTTCGTTATCAGTGTGTGATCAACTACTTGACCACACAGCGCTCTTGGGCCCAGTCGCATGGGCATTCCCTGCATCTGGAGCCTCCATGCCAATCCCTCACAGCGAGCGCCCCAAGAAATTCTGCACGAAGTGCCAGGCAATTACGCCGTGGAACTCCCATGATCGCTGTCTGATCTGTCAGCGGGATCGAAGCCGCGCCTACGCGAAGAGGAAGAAGGCTTCGGGCGGTGATTTTTCCCCGGAAACGAAGGCTGCCTTGATCGAGGCAAATCCGACGCAGTGTCCAGTTTGTGGAACACCCTGGTCAGAGGTCAAGAAGCACAAGCAACATCCCGATACCCCTTGGCACTTCGACCACCATGTTTCACCGCAGCGAGGCGGCACGAACGAAGCAAGCAATGCACGCATCATGTGTTGGCCCTGCAACTTGAAGAAGCTAAACAAGAATCCAACGCCAGAAGCCTTGTAGATCTACGACATGTAGCTCGAGCGCACCGTGCGCCGGCGCGGCAACGTTCGTGTCGGGATGGAGGGCGCCGTTGTTGGGCCGGCCTCGTTCCCGTCCTGCTTCGCCACCCCGAGCTGCGCCTCCAGATCGGTCCACCGCGCCTCCGGCCAGCGATCCGCGCCCGCGATCCACGCCGCCGCGCGGGCATAGACGCGGGTGTCCAGCGCCTCGTTGCGTTCACGCAGCTTCTGCCATTCGAGCCGCGCGAAGCCGCGTTTCGTGCGGACCGTCACCAGCTGCTCGGCGGTCAGCTGCTTGAGCCATTCGCCGTCCGCCCAATCCGGCAGGTGGATCGTGCCGGGCGGGCACAGCGCGCCTGCGGCCTGTTCCTCTCTCGTCGGTCGGTCCTGCCGCAGGAAGCGATAGGTCTCGGCTTTGAACGTCGAGGTCGCCACCGTCCAGAGCCGGGCCCCGCGCCTGAGTCGCTTGCCCGCGACGGTCGCGTCGACATAGGTCGGCCCCGTCACCGGGCTCGTGCGGGTGAACCCCTCGACGCCCTTCACGGGCGCCACCTGCGCGAAGCCCACCTGGCGCGACCAGGCATAGACCGCGCTGGTCTCGTAGCCCGTGTCGATGGCGAGCCGGGCAAGCGCCATTGGCTGCCCCGAGGCATGCGCCCATGTCCGCCCGAGCAGGTCGGTCAGCTGCTGCCAGCAGGCCGGATCGCCGGGCCCGCCCTCGAGCACCAGATGGTCGACGAGCCAGCTTTCCAGCCCGCGGCCCCAGGCCCAGACGTCGACCTCTATCCGGTCCTTCTGCACGTCCGCTCCGGCCGTCAGGAACAGCCCCCGCTGCGGTACCGTGCCTGGAGCCCATGCCTCGCGCCGGTCCGCCAGCCGCTGCCAGTCGGGCGCCTCGCCGGTCTCCATCCAGGTCTCGCCGAGGATGGTGTTCCGGAACGCCCGCATCGCCTCGTCGCTGCCCCGTGCCGCTTCATGCGCCCGCGCGATCCGCTGCCAGCTGAGCCAGCCGATCGGCGAATAGAGCGCCGACAGGTGGTAGCCGACCGTCGTCGGATCGGTGGCTGTGGCGGTCGCGCGCCACTCGCCGCGCTCGAGCATCCTCGTCTTGTGGTGCTCGGCGATGGGCCGCTCGCAGCCCTCGCAGAGATACTCGGCCGTCTCCGGCCGCCCCTTCTCCCAGCGCAGGTGCTCGAACCTAAGCCACTGCATCGCCTCGCAATGCGGGCACGGCACGAAGTACCGCCGCTGGTCGCTCGCTTCGAACTCCCGCTCGATCCGGCTCAGGCCCCGGATTGTCGGGGTCGACACCAGGAAGACCTTGCGCCGATGGGCGAAGGTCAGCGACCGCGCCTCGGCCAGCGTGACCGGATCGCCTTCCTCGTCAGCCGAGGCCGGATAGGCGTCGACCTCGTCGAGGAAGATGTACCGCGCAGGCGTCGAGCGCAGTCCCACCGCCGAGTTCGCCCCGGTCATGATCAGGATACCGCCCGCGAACTCCTTGGACAGCATGGTGTTGCCCGCGTCCCGCGAGCGCGCGGGCTTCACTCGCTCCCGCAGATCGGGGCTCTCGTCGATCAGCGGGTCGATCCGCTGGCGCGAGTTTCGCTTGGCCAGTTCCACCGTCGGCTGGACCGCCAGCATCGGCCCCGGCGCCTGATGGATCACGAAGCCGATCCAGTTGTTGCCGGCCTCGGTCGCGCCGACCTGCGCGGCCTTCATGAACACGATCCGCTGGGTCGGATCGCCGGGCGACAGCCGGTCCATGATCTCGCGCATGTAGGGCGTGCGCGCGGTCCGATACTGCCCCGGCTCGGCCGAGGCCCGCGAGGCGAGTTTCCGGTGGCGGTCGGCCCAGCTCGAGACGGTGAGATCCGGGTCTGGACGCAGGCCCCGCGACCACGCCCGGATCAGCGCGGCGGCGCCGTCGAACCCGGCAAGATCGTCATCCAAGCCCGGGTCGGATCTCCGCGAGGCTGTCGAGCTGGGCGCGGACATGGGCCTCCAGAACCTTCTGCATCAGCGCCGCCTCCACCTCGCATGCATCCCCCAGCGCCGCGGTAATCTCCGAGGCCATCAGCGCGGCAACCCGCGCAGGCCAGGTCACCCAGGCGTCGCGCTCGTCGCGCGCGAGCCGGAACGTCAGCGTCTCCGCCCGGGCGCGGTCGACCAGCTCCCCCTTCAACTTCTGGAGCCGGATGCGCCGCTCCTGCGCCTTCAGCACCTCGTTCGCGGTTTTGGCCTGCAGGAACGTCGTGCCGCCGCCGACGGCCGGGGCGGACAGCCCCTGTTCCCGTAGCGTGTCGCCGACGGCGGCGACGGCGGCCTCGGGCACGGGCTTCAGCTTCGGCGCAGGCGGCTTGCGGGTCTTCGACGGGTCCGTCGTCTCGGTCCGCCGCTTGTCGGACGCCGCGGCGTCGATGCTGCCATCCTCGTGCAGCGCGAGACGGCCGGCGGTCTTCGCCTTCTGGATCGCGCCGCGCGACAGCCCGACATGGGCGGCGTACTGGCGCTCACTCATGCCCTGCATCGCCAGCCCCGATTATCATTCAAAGTCAGGTGCTTATCTCGTTGATAAGCCGGGCGCGTGGAGCGAACGTCCGATCACAAGGACGATGCAACTCACTCGGAGCCACCACGATGACGACCCGCCTGAACCCGATTACCACCCCGCGCCACGAACTCCGCGCCGAGAAAGCGCGCCGGAACAAGGAAGCCGCGCTCGCGGCATTCATCGGCAAGAAGGCCGAGATCGACCAGATGCTCGCCCGCCTGCAGGCGCTCAGCGACGACCACTTCAACGCCCACCCCGACGAAGTGAACTGGGGCCATGTCGGCACCCTTGAACACTACGCCAGCCTCCTGAAGCGCATCACCGACAGCGCCTTCGGCGAGGGCGAACACGCCGAGTGATCTCCGGCCCCGCCGAAACTCCTGCCGCGCGCCCTGCGCGGCTCGGGGTCGTAGAAGGCGCCGCATGACGCGGGCCTCGAACACGGAGACCCCGGATGACCAAGCTTTCCGACACCCAGCTCGTGATCCTCAGCGCCGCCGCGCAGCGCGAGGACCGCAACATCCTGCCGCTCCCCGGTTCGCTCCGCGGCGGCGCCGCCGCCAAGGTGGTCGGTGCGCTCCTCTCCCGCGGGCTGGTCGCCGAGACCACGTCCGACAGCCAGACCAAGGCCGACGCCGCGCTCAACCGCATCTGGCGCAACGACGAGGACGGCCGAGCCATTCTCCTGCACATTACCGACGCGGGCCTCGCCGCCATCGGCGTCGAACCTGAGGGCCGAGACAGCAAGCCCACGGGCGCCGACGAGGCGCCGAGCGCGGAGCCCCCGAAAGACGCTCCCGCGGAGGCCGACCTCGCGCCCAAGGCGCGCACACCGCGCACGGGCACGAAGCAGGCGAAACTGATCGAGATGCTCCGCGCCGAGGGCGGCGCGACCATCGACGAGATCGTCGCCGAAACCGGATGGCAACCGCACACGGTCCGCGGCGCCTTCGCCGGCGCGCTCAAGAAGAAGCTCGGACTCGAAGTCACCTCCGAGAAGGTCGAGGGCCGTGGGCGGGTCTACCGCTTGGAGGCCTGATCTCGTCTGATCGCAGGACCGAAATCGCGCCGATAAGGCAACGGACGACGAACATGGTCGCCGCTCGCATCGAGCGGCGGTCTTGTCGTTCCGACCCGGATCGCCTCGAAAAGCCGCCGAAGGACAAAGGACCGCGCGATGCTCACCACCGTGAACACCGCACCCATCTTCAGGTTCTGCGCCAGCGTCGTGTGCAGCCCGAAGACCGGGAAGATCAGGATCTGCGTCACGACGGCGACGCCGTAGCCCACCGCCACGTTCGCGATGGACTCGGCTAGCGACATGGCTCGGCTCTGTTTCATGCAGCGGCTTCCTCGTCCGTCGGGGACAGATCGAGCCTCTCGGCCTTCACCTCGTCGAAGGTCCGGCCGTCGCCGTCGAGGATCGCGTCGCGGCCGGTTTCGGCCTGCCAACGTTCCACGGCGACATCGACATAGGCGGGGCTGATCTCCATAGCAAAGACGCGGCGGCCGTTGGTCTCGCCCGCCATGATCTGCGAACCCGACCCCGAGAACGGCTCGTAGCAGAGCCCGCCGCGGGCGACGTGCTGGCGCATCGGGATCCCGAAGGCGTCGAGTGGTTTCGGCGTCGGGTGGTCGGGGCGCTCGTCCTTCGCGAAGGACGGCATTTCCCACGTCGAAGGCAGCGTCTGCTCGGCGACCTTGGGCGGCCGGTTCGGGCGACGCCAGCCCATGAAGCAAGGCTCGTGCTTCCAGAGGTAGTGGGACCGGGTCAGAACACCGCGGTCCTTCACCCAGATGATCTGCTGATGGACGAAAGCGCCCGCCTTTTCCCAGCAAGCCTCCAGCATCGCCTGGCGGCGGGAGGCGTGCCAGCAGTACCAGGCCGCGTCCTCGGTGATCGCCTCTGCCACGGCGCCGGAGATGAACCCGTCGTAGAGATCGGCCCCCTGGCTCGAGTCGTCCCAGGTGACGCCGTAGGACTGGCTCCAGTCCTTGTTCCGGGTCGGATGGTTCGAGCCGTCGTAGTCGACCAGATACGGTGGGTCAGTCGCGAACAGCACCGCGCGCTCGCCGTTCATAAGGCGGCGGACGTCGTCATGATTCGTGCTGTCGCCGCACAGCAGGCGGTGACCGCCGAGGATCCACAGATCACCCGGGCGGGAGGCGGGATTGCGCGGCGGCTCGGGGATGGTCACCGGAGGCACAGAGCCCCCGGCGCCACCCTCTTCTTCACCGCCCCCGTCCGGATCGAAGGCCAGCAGCTTGTCGAGTTCGCCATCGGAGAACCCAACCAGCGACAGGTCGAAATCCTCAGCCAGCAAGTCGTTCAGTTCGGCAGACAGCAGCGCATCGTCCCAGGTGCCGAGTTCGGTCAGCTTGTTGTCCGCGATCCGATAGGCCCGGCGCTGCGCCTCGGTCAGATGCCCCAGCACGATGACCGGCGCCTCGGTCAGCCCCAGCTGCGTCGCGGCCATCACGCGCCCATGCCCGGCGATCAGTTCGCCGTCCTCGGCGACGAGGCACGGCACGGTCCAGCCGAACTCGGCCATGCTGGCGGCGATCTTCGCGACCTGGTCGGGCCCGTGCACCTTCGCGTTCTTTGCGTAGGGCTGCAGGCGCGCAAGCGGCCAAGTCTCGATCCGCTCGGGGGCGAAGGCGAGAGTCATGCAGGTTCCTGTCGATGGTCGATCGGTATTGGCCGGGCTGGACTCCGGCGCGATGGGGTCCGCCGGCTTCCGGCTGGACTCCGGAATCCGCGGGGTATCCACCCCGCGCGGCCGGTCAGATGCTTGAATTCACGAGGGTTTCGTGGCGTCGCGGGTGGACGCTAGACTCCGGTGGCTTCCCAAAAATCTGGCCCTGTCGCTGGCGAAATGCCGAGCCAAGCCCGCCAGCATACGTTTCGACCCGGAAAGGAACCGGAAAACAACGGCTTGGCGGCCTGGACCCCTGCTGGACCCCGGAAGCCAAGCTCGGTGTCCACCTCGGCATCAGCGTCGGTTCGCCCGAGCGCACGACCCCGAGTATATCGCCATGGATACCTTCAGAGGGGCGATCCGTCTCGCCGTCCGGTGTCTCGCAGGAAATTGTCTCACGCGACTGTCGAGCCTTGACACACTCAGTGCGCCGCCTGCGCCACGACGAATTCCATCGACCGCTTCTTCGGCACACGCCTACCGTTCAATCGCCACACGATGACTGCGACGCCGTACTGCCAGCGCCTGTTTGCGGTGGCGCGGCTCATGCCCAGCTCCCAGCAGATCGGCTTCCACGGCTTCCGGTTCGCCCGGAGCCAGAGCAGGCGCGCATCGGCTGGGTCGAGCCAGCGCAACCAGAGCAGAGCATCCTCGGCCTGCGTGATGTCACGCGGGCCGGGCTTGGGTCGACGGGTTCGTGGCTCCTGGCCAACCTGGTCCGCGAAGCTGTGGAAGTACTCGGGCCAGGCGTTGAAGTAGCCCTGCGGCTTCACATCGGGCAACGAGCGGAACACCTCGGAAGCACTCTCGAGTCGGTCCTCTACCATGGCGGGAGTCCAGTCAGCCATTCGCGGCCTCCCGGTCATCCGTCCGTGGCCCATACAGCTTCTCGCCGAGCTGACGGACCAGCTCGCGCTCAGGCCAGGTCAGGCGATAGTCGTCGACGGAGACGGCGAGCAGACCTTCGTCATGCCAGCCATCGCGCTTCACCTGATCCGGATCCCGGCGCGTGCCGCCGTAGCCTTTCGGATACCACCTCATCCCAGGCCCCCGTTCGTCTCGAGCGCCCAGTGCAGAATGGCGATCGCGTCGGCCTCGTTGTCGTCGGCGGGTGAGAACCCGCGGGCGCGGGCCGCGGCAATCATCGCCTCCTTGGGAGCGTTGCCCTTGCCAGTGGCGTGCCGCTTGATGGTTCCGACCGGAACGCCCTCGTAAGGAACGCCGCGCAGTTCGGCCCACGATGTGAGCGTCGCCATCAGACCGCCGTAAATGTGGGCCGCGTCGGTCCCGGCGTGCCGGCGGACCTCTTCGAACCAGATCGCGGCGATGGGCCCCGACAGCCGGTCGAGTTCGGTCAGCCAGTTGGTGAACCGCAGGTAGCGCATGCCACCGCCGTCGAATCGTCCCGGCCGGAAGCTGACCGTGCCGCTGGTGATCAGACCGTCATGGCTGCGCATCGCCCAGCCGGTCGTGGTGCCGAGGTCGAGGGCGAGGATGCAGGACCGGCTGATCGCGCCCGGTTCTGGGCGGACGTTCTGCGCGGGGATCGGTGTGTTCATCGTGAAGGCTCACAAGCTGTGGGCCTTCGGCTTCGGTCACCGCAAGATGTAGCATTCGGCGGTCCACGGCCAAAGCGAAAACGACCATGGCCGCGGCGGTGGGCAGTGATCGACGCTCGGCCCGTCCCGGTCCCAACCTCCGAACGCGTGGTCCCAACCTTCGAGGGGGTTGGGACAGCCCATTATCGTTTTACCTCAATGACTTGCCCGGATGTGGTCCCAACCTCGGTGTCCCCAACGGGGGTCCTTCTCTTTTCGTATAGAAAAACATGTTCCCGACCATTTCCGTTCTCCCACATGAATGTGTAGCAAAAGGTTGGGACCACAGGGTGAGGTTGGGGACACCGTTGTTTTTGAACGGCTTTTCGTGTCCCCAACCCCCTCGGGA